TGCTGCCCGTTGCGCGTGCGTTTAGTCAGTTTCTGAACCTGGCCAACACCGCCGAGCAATACCACAGCATTTCGCCGAAAGGCGAAGCTGCCAGCACGGCGAGAAGGTCGAGGTCGTGGAGAAGTTCAGCAACGGGTGCCGCTATCCCGGCGACCCAGAGGCGCCGTATGCCGAGACGTGCAACTGCCGCTGCACGCTCATCGCGGCCGTCGAGGGCGTCGACTACTCCGACGGCAAGAGGTGGAGCAGGCTGCCCGAGGGCATGACCTACGAGGAGTGGAAGGCCGGCAAGCCCGCCGTCACCGGAGCCAAGCCCGCCGACCGCACCATTTCCGAGTTCATGGGCATGCCCGGCACCAAGCGCAAGCTCGACACCGCCGGGGTGTCCGTGACCGAGGCGAGGAAGAAGCTCACCGAGCAGCTCAAGGAGTACGGCATACCGTCCGGCTCGTTCCGCAAGATGAGCGCCGGCGACCAGCAGAAGGTGCTCGATGCGGCGCTGGCGAGAAACTTCGCGAACGGCGCACGCGGCGGCAACAGGCGAAAGCTGACCGACGCGGAGGTGGAGACAGTCAGGGCCGCCGCGAACGAGCTGTCCATACCGACCGAACGGTTGACGTTCAACAGCAGGCCTACCGGTTATTCGATGGTCACCAAGAAGGTGAACGTAGGGGGCGATGTGTTCCCCGACGAGGATTCGACGAACAACAGGGACCGCCTGAGCGTCAAGGCCGTGCTGGCCCATGAGTACTACGGCCATGCCGCATTCCCCGACAGCTCATACCCCATCGGCCACTGGGCAGACGAGTTCAGGGCGAGCTACCATGCGGCGATGACAGCGCCGGGGCTGTCCGACGAGGAGCGGGCCTCTCTCATGGTCGACGCATACCAGAGGGCTAGCGAGGCCGGGGTTAAGGTAAGATATACGAAGAGCTACAGAAAACTCGTATATGGCTACTGAGCAGGTGAATCGAATGCAGAAACTGAGGACATGGCCGAAGATGACCGAGGCGGAGAGAAGCGCGGTAGCCGATAAATACGAGAACCCTGAGAAGGACGTCCGCTGCCCGAACTGCGGCGAGCCGCTCTGCTATTTCGAGCGCGGAAACTCCTACGGTGCGAGATGCGACAGGTGCAATTACGAGGACGGGGTCAGGGGGGTTTAGCTATGGCTAAGAACGACTACCACGTGATCGTCTACCGCATCCTCCTGTACCTCTATACGTGCCTGAAGGCCGGGGAGGACGTCGACCCCAAGAGGCTCGACGAGATCGCCCTCGCCGCAGGCGCGAACGAGCGGTACTGGCACTACATCCTGTGCAGCCTGCTCGACTACGGATTCATCTCGGGAGCGGTCAGGGTCGAGGTCGACAACACGTTCGACCGCGTCTACGGCCTCGACGGCGCCTGCATCACGCCCCGCGGCATCGAGTACCTGACCGACAACTCCTTCATGGCCAAGGTGAGGAAGTTCCTCAAGGAGGCCAAGGACATAGCCCCGTTCATCTGACTGTGAGGCCCCGCCACGGCGGGGCCTTTTCCATGCCGCGTGACCGCGGCGGGAACATCCTCCCGAGCGAGGGAGGACCCCATGAACCCCATAACCGAATGCAAGCGATGCTCCGACTGCGCTATCAGGCTCGGCTTCGGCTTCACCCAGCCCGACGTGCTGATATGCACAGTGCGAGGCGACGAGGTGGGGCCGGGCGACGGCTGCACCATGGGCATCCCCGGCGAGCCCGTACAGGCCGTCGAGGCGTGCGAGGTGGACGTGTCCGGCCGCGTGGGCTACGGCACGGAGGTGCTGGGCTGATGGCCGCTCCGCGAAAGGTCGGCAAGGAGAGGTGGAGCGCCAAGAACGACACGTGGACCGACCGAAACGGCGACGTCACGGAGGGAATGAGCGCCAAGGGCTTCACGCGCGGCAGTGCCAAGGGCCTGACCGCCTCCGACATCTCCGGGCTCGTCGAGGTGCGCGCCGACAACCGCGAGGCCATCGTCGACGCCATCGACCGGGCGCTCGTCGCCGCGCTGGAGGAGGTCGGCCTCGTCGCCGAGGGCTACGCCAAGCGCGCCTGCCCGGTCGACACGGGCCGCCTCCGCAACTCCATCACCCACATCGTCGACGAGGGCACCCGCCACGTCATCATCGGCACGAACGTCGAGTACGCGCCATATGTCGAGCTGGGCACGCGACATCAGGAGAAGCAACCGTTCCTCAAGCCGGCGGCCGAGGACCACGCATCCACATACCGCTCAATCTTCCTCAAGCATCTCCGCGGCTAGGGCCGCGTTACGCGCGCCGGACGATGTCGCCGCGGCGACGGACTGCCGCACGGGGAGGCCGCGACGAAAAGCCGCCGCCCCGTCCCATCCGAGGAAAAGGAGACAGCGTGGCACTGACGCGGAAGATGCTCAAGGCAATGGGCATCGAGGACGAGAAGATCGACCAGATCATCGAGGAGCACGTCGAGAGCATCGACGGCCTGAAGGCCGAGCGCGACCGCTACAAGGAGGGCGCCGACGAGGCCGAGGGCCTGCGAAAGCAGCTCGAGGAGGCCAAGAAGGCCGGCGAGGGCGCCGGCGAGTACGAGGAGAAGTACAAGGCCAAGTGCAAGGAGCTCGACGACTACAAGGCGAAGGTCGACGGCGAGGCGGCGGAGCGCGAGAAGCGCGGCCTGTACCGCGAGCTGCTGGCCGGCGCGGGCGTCGACCCCAAGCGCATCGACACCGTCCTCAAGGTGTCCGACCTGTCGGGCGTGACCGTCAAGGACGGCGCCATCGAGGGCGCCGACGACCTGACCGAGTCCATCAAGTCTGACTGGGCCGACTTCATCGCGGTCAAGACCACGCAGGGCGCGACCGTGCCCAACCCGCCCAAGAGCACCGGCGGCGCCGCAGCGCCCAAGAACCTGCGCGAGGCGCTCCACCAACGCTACGAGAACAAGGAGTAACACATGTCCATCACACTCGAAGAGGCAAAGGTCGGCATGGCCGACCGCGTCGACCAGTCCGTGGTCGACACCTTCCAGCGCTCGTCCCTCCTGCTGGACAAGCTGACGTTCGACAACGCCATCTCGCCCGGCACCGGCGGCTCCACGCTGGCCTACGGCTACACGCAGCTGAAGACCCCGGCGACCGCCGGCGTCCGCGCCATCAACGCCGAGTACACCGCCAACGAGGCCAAGCGCGAGAAGAAGACCACCAACGCCGTCATCATGGGCGGCGCCTTCCAGGTCGACCGCGTCCTGCAGAACACCTCCGGCGCCGTGGACGAGCTGGCCTTCCAGCTGGAGCAGAAGATCAAGGCCGTGGCCAACGAGTTCCACTACCTCGTAATCAACGGCAAGGCCTCCGGCGCCGCCGGCGCCGGCAAGCCCGACGGCACGTTCGACGGCCTCGCCAAGCTGCTCTCCGGCACGTCCAACGAGATCGGCTCCGAGGTCGATGTCTCCACCGCCGACCTCATGACCAAGAACGCCCAGGCGTTCCTCGACGAGGTCGACTACCTGCTCTCGCAGGTCGACGGCCCGAACATGTTGATGATGAACGGCAAGATGCTGACGAAGTTCCGCGGCATCGCCCGACGCGCCGGCTACTACGAGCGCACCAAGGACGACGCCGGCCGATACATCGAGACCTACAACGGCGTGCCCATCGTCGACCTGGGCAAGTACTACAACGGCACCACCGCCGTCGACGCCGTCGCCGACACCGCCGCCACGGCCGCCGCGCTCGGCAAGTCCGACATCTACGCCGTGTCCCTGGGCCTCGACGGCTTCCACGGCATCTCGCCGACCGGCACCGGCGTGGTCCAGTCCTACATGCCCGACATGGCCCAGCCCGGCGCCGTCAAGACCGGCGAGGTCGAGCTCGTTGCCGGCGTGGCCCTCAAGAACACGCTCAAGGCCGGCGTCCTCAAGGGCATCGGCACCGCCCCGAAGCTGGGCTAGGCCATGCTCGAGGAGCTGCTGCGCGCCCTGCGCAACTGGTTCGTGCGCGGCAAGGCGACCGGACGCGTCCGCGTCGAGGGCGGGGCGCTGGTCCCGCCCGAGGGCCTCGCGCTGGCGGACGGCCAGTACGTCCGCGTGACCGGCTCCGTGTTCAACGACGGCCTGCACCGCTGGCCCTGCACGGGCATGACCGACGAGGAGTTCGTCGGGACCGTGTGGGCGCTGGCCGTGCCGAAGGCCGTCCTCGACCTCGCGGACGAGATCGACGCGTGGTGCAAGGAGCATGCCGGGGAGCTGTGCGGCCCGTACCAGTCCGAGAGCTTCGGCGGCTACAGCTACACCCGCGTGATGGGCGCCGACGGCCGACCGCTGACGTGGCGCGACCAGTTCAAGGCGCGCATGGACCCGTGGAGGAAGCTGTGAGCCGCCTGTACGAGCGCATGCGCGTCCCGTGCGTGCGCATGGTCCGCAGGAGCGTGCCCGACGGCGAGGGCGGCTGGGCCGAGACGTGGGCCACGGGCCGCACCTTCCCCGCCTCCATCGTCCGCGACACGTCGGCCGAGGCCCGCGTCGCCGAGGCGGCCGGGGTCGCCAACTCCTACACGGTGACGTGCTCCGAGGAGCTGTCGCACGGCGACGTGTTCAGGCGCGTGTCCGACGGGCAGGTGTTCCGCGTCACGTCCAACGCCGACGACGGCCGTCCGCCAGCGTGCGCGACGTTCGGCTTCACGCAGTGCACGGCCGAGGAGTGGAGGCTGCCCGATGCCGACTAGGACCGCGGCGCTCGCCGCGTGGCTCGGCGGCTTCGGCATGCCCGCCTATTCCGCGCAGGCCGTCCCTGACGGCACCGAGCCGCCGTACCTCACGTTCACGCCGGTCTCCGGCGCGTGGGGCGACGGCGAGCAGGCCGTAACCGTCGAGATATGGCGCCGCACCGAGAGCGAGGCCGAGGCCAACGCCGACGCCGAGGCCATCGGCCGTGCGCTGGGGCTGGGCGGCGTGATGCTGCCCTGCGACGGCGGCGGCCTGTGGGTCAAGCGCGGCTCGCCGTTCTGGCAGGCCGTCGACTCGGGCGAGCCGGGCGTCAAGCGACGCTACCTCAACCTCTCAATCGAGAACATCACGACCTTTTAGGGAGGTCCCATGAAATACACCCAGATACCGCAGGGCACGTTCAAGAACATCCAGCTGAACGCCGGCGTCCTGCTCAAGGCGTTCGCCCCGGACACCGGCACGCTCAAGGCGACCGACATCCTCGGCGCGACGTCCGGCGGCGCCAACTTCACCGCCACGCCGAGCTTCATCGACTTCGGCGAGGACATCGACAACTGCCCGGCGAACATGAAGGAGCTCAAGGTCCTCGACGGCTGGGAGGCCAAGATGTCCGGCACGTTCGTGACCGTGACCGCCGGCCTGGCCGTGAAGCTGACCGGCGCCGCCGACGAGTCCGGCGGCAAGATCACCCCGCGCAACGAGCTCAAGGCGTCCGACTTCGCCGACCTGTGGTGGGTCGGCGACTACAGCGCGGTCAACGAGGACGGCAGCGATGGCGCGAGCGCCGGCTTCTGCGCCATCCGCCTGCTCAACTCCCTGAGCACCGGCGGCTTCCAGATTCAGTCCTCCAAGAAGGGCAAGGGCCAGCTCGCCTTCGAGTTCACCGGCCACTACTCGATGGAGCACCCCGAGACGGTGCCGTTCGAGATCTACGTCAAGGCCGGGACGGGGGTGGCGGCCTAATGCGCATCGACGAGTTCACGGCCGACGAGTTCCTGACGTCGGCGCAGCTGCTGGCCGAGGTGGCCGAGGAGGCCATGGGCGGCAAGCTTGGCGAGGAGGTCAAGCGCGCCTTCGTCTCCTACCGCTCCGCGGCCAAGGCCGCCAAGGCCGAGGCCGGCGGCGACGAGGCCGAGGCGAAGGCCAAGGTCGAGATGGAGGCCGTCGACATGGTCGCGGGCCTGCTGCCCGCCCTGCTGCGCGAGGGCGGCGAGCTTTCGCTCAAGTTCCTCGCCGCGCTCGACGGCCAGACCCTCGAGGAGTACAAGGCGTGCTTCTCGATGGCGAAGTACGCCGCCGACATCAAGGCAACGCTTGACGGCATCGACTCCGTCAAGGAGATCGCCGCGCCTTTTTTTCACTAGCCGCCGACGACCCGGAGCTGCTCTGGCTCTGCATGGGCGAGTACACCGGACCCCGGCGTGCTCGCCCTTTTGCTAGGTACCTGTCCGCGAGGCAGCGCAGGGAGGCGGAGGGGGCCGCGTACAGGGTCTACCTGACGGAGTCCATCCGCCTCGCCGTGCAGTCGCGCTACATCGCAACGCCCTACCTGGAGCTGGTGCGGGGCGCGGCGGAGCCGGCGGACACGCGGAGCGGCGACGAGATCGCGGCGGACGTAATCGGCAAGTTGGGATTGAAGGTGGTGTAGATGGACCTCCTCGACCTCTTGGTCAAAATCGGCGTCGACGACCAGGCATCCGCGAAGGTGGACGAGGTCGCTGGCGGCATCGGCAGCAAGCTCGGGGCGGCCGCCGGCAAGGCGGCATCGCTCGTCGCCGCCGGCGTGGCCGCCGTCGCCACGGGCACCGCGGCCGTGGCCGGCATGAGTATGAAGGCCTACGCCGCATACGAGCAGAACGTCGGCGGCATCCAGAAGATTTTCGGCAACATGGGCAAGTCCCTCGAGGACTACGCCGCCATGACCGGGCAGAGCGTCGAGCAGTGCTCCGGCAAGTGGCAGCAGCTCGAGCAGGCACAGACCACCGTGCTGAAGAACGCCGACGAGGCGTATAAGACGGCCGGCATGAGCGCCAACCAGTACATGGAGCAGGTGACAGGCTTCTCGGCCGCGCTCGTCTCCTCGCTGGGCGGCGACACGGTCAAGGCGGCCGAGTACGCCAACACGGCCATGGTCGACATGAGCGACAACGCGAACACCTTCGGCACGTCGATGGAGGACCTCCAGAACGCCTACCAGGGCTTCGCCAAGCAGAACTACACCATGCTCGACAACCTCAAGCTTGGATACGGCGGCACCAAGGAGGAGATGCAGCGCCTTATCTCGGACGCGCACGCCGTCAACGGCGCAGTGGACGAGTCGAGCCTGTCCTTCGACAACATCGTGCTCGCCATCCACACGATGCAGGAGCAGATGCAGATAGCCGGAACGACCTCGCGCGAGGCAGCCTCGACCATCGAGGGCTCGTGCAGCATGGCGAGGGCGGCGTGGGAGAACTGGCTCACGGAGCTGGGCAAGGACGACGCCGACATGGGGAAGCTGACCGGCGAGCTGGTCGACTCCGTGGCGACGGCCGCGTCCAACATCGTGCCCCGACTCGCCACAATCGTGTCCACGGCCGTCGAGCAGCTGCCCGGCGTCGTGACCAAACTGGCGCCCGTGGTGGGCGAGGCGTTCGCGCAGATCGCCGACAGCGCCATCACCGCGCTCTCGGGCGCGATGGACGGAATCGGCGAGGTCGGTGCGCAGGTCGGCCCGGTCCTCTACGACGGGATCGTGAGCGGGGCCGAGTGGCTGTCGACGTCGGCGGCCGACATCATGACCCAGCTCGGCGGCTACCTGTCCGAGAACCTGCCGACCCTCATGGAGCAGGGGCTCAACATCCTGACGGGCCTGAGCGAGTCGCTCGCCGAGAACGTCGGCATTCTCGCCGAGGGAGCGGCCAACCTCATCGTGGGGCTGGCGCAGGGAATCGCCGACAGCCTGCCGACGCTCATCGAGCAGGCGCCGGTCATCGTGCAGAACCTCGCCAACGCGATCAACGACAACGCGCCCACCATCCTCGCGGCGGGAGTGCAGGCAATCGTGACGCTGGCGGTCGGAATCGTGCAGGCGATACCGACGCTCATCGCCAACATCCCTGCCATCTTCCAGGCGTTCCTCGCCGTGTGGTCCGAGCTCGACTGGATCAGCCTCGGCCGCAACGCCATCACGGCGCTGGGCAACGGCGTGGTCAACATGCTCGGCTTCATCGGCTCCTGCGGCTCGAACGTGGTGTCCGCCATCCGCGGCGCGATACAGAATCTGCCGAACACCTTGGCAGGCATCGGCCGCAACGGCATCAGCTCGCTCGGCTCGGCCATCCTCGGGGCAATCGGCTACGTGACCTCCGCGGCGTCGAACGTCGCCAGCTCCCTCATCGGCTCGCTGAGCTCCATCCCGGGCCGCGTGGTGTCCATCGGCCGCAACATCGTTTGGGGAATCGCCAACGGAATCGCCGGCGCGGCGGGCGTGGTGGTCAACAAGCTTACCGGCGTGGTGGGCGGCGCCATCAACGCCGCCAAGAACATGCTCGGCATCCATTCGCCGTCGCGCGTGTTCCGCAAGATATTCGGCTACGTCATGGAGGGCGCGGCCCTCGGCATCGACGACACGGCCGACATGCCCGTGCGCTCGATGAGGTCGGCCGTCTCCGCCGTCGAGAAGGCGGCGTCGTTCGACGCGACCGTGAGGGCGGAGGCTCCGGAGGACGATCCGGACGGCGATGGCGGCAAGGGCTCCCCGCGTTACGGCGGCCCGACCATGTCCCGCGTTGTGGAGCTCCTCGAGCGCATCGCCGACGGCGGCGACGTGTACATGGACGGCGACCGCGTCTCCGGCGCGCTCGCGGGCCGCTCGAGGACGACGATGCTCGGAAGGGGGTACGTGCTCGCATGATGATCGAGCAGGCTTTCAGCTTCGGCGGTACGGACCTCACGGACTACGTCTCCGTGTGGAACGTCGACCGCGCCGTGGGCGCGTCCCTCGACATCGACGAGACGGAGGTGCCCGGCATGGACGGGTGCCTCGTCTCCTCCTCCCGAATCGAGGCGTTCACCGTCAAGGTGCAGTGCCTCATGCACGCGTCAGACCCCGCGGACGTCGAGGCCGACCGCCGCATACTGGCGGCCGTCCTCGCCCCGGGGAAGTCCGGCCGCCTCGTGCTGCCGGAGTCCTGCGGGCTGTCCCTCTACGCCGTCTGCAAGGGCGGCGCCGAGCTGTCGCGACTGCGGCAGCACCCCGGCGTCGACCTCAAGTTCCTCGTGACCGACCCCGTCGCATACGGCGCCCGCCGTACGGCCTCGGTGGCCGGCACCGGGACCGTGGGCAACGGCGGCACCGCCCCGGCTCGCCCCGTCGTCACATGCGTCCCGGCGACATCCCCGTGGCGCATCACAAACACATCGACTGGCGAGTACGTGCAGGTCGCCGGTGCATTCAACGGAAAGAAGCAGCTGAGGCTGGACATGGCGCTCGAGCGCGCCACCGTGGACGGCGCCGACGTGCCTGTGACGGTGGATTCGGACTTCTTCGCGCTGGCCGGCGGCGCCGCGACCGGAATCACGGTCAGCTCCGGCACCGCGACGCTCCAATGGGAAGAGAGGTGGTACTGATGCGCGTTGACGTGTACGACCGCCACGACGCCTACGTCGGGACCATCGGGCCCCGCCAGCTGCTCTCGATGGTCCACACCGACGAGCTCAACGGCTCGGACGAGCTGGCGATCACGACCGCGTTCCCGCTCCACGAGGGCTACCGCCTCGTTTGGACCGACCGGCTCGGCACGGTGCACGAGCACGTCTGCCAGAAGCCCAAGGCCTCTCGGGAGACCGGCGGCGTGGTCTGGACCGATACGGCGCTCAACTCCATCTGCGAGCTCTTCGGCGACTTCATCTTCGACAAGCGGCCCTACGGTTACGGATACCTCCAGGCGCTGAACGTGTGCCTGGAGCCGACCCGCTGGGAGGCGGGAACGGTCGACCAGCCCGGCACCGTGGACGCCGGCCTGACCTTCTACCACGTCAGCGCGCGCGAGGCGCTGCAGGGCATCCTCGAGTGCGGGGGCGAGCTGGAGACGCGGGTCGTCACCGACGGCACGCGCGTGACGGACCGCCTCGTCGGCATCCGCGCCCACCGCGGCCGCTCCGGCGGGCACCGCCGCTTCAGCTACGGCAAGGACCTGACGTCCATCGACCGCACCGAGCACTGGGGCGCCATCACGGCGTGCTACGGCTTCGGCAAGGGCATCGAGACGGAGGGCGGCGGCCACGGCCGCAAGCTGACATTCGGGAGCGTCAACGGGGGGAAGGATTACGTCGAGGACGCGGTCGCGCTCAAGCTCTACGGGCGCCCGGACGGAAAGGGCGGCATAGCCCACGTGTTCGGCACGTTCAGCGACCCCGACTGCGATGACGCCGCCGCGCTGCTGGTCGAGACTCGCGCCTACCTCGACGCACACAAGGAGCCGGGCGTCACGTACAGCGCCGACGTCATCGACCTCGTGGCGATGGGCCGCGACTGGGAGGGCGTCTCCGTGGGAGACGACGTGCAGATCGTCGACACGTGCTTCTCCCCGGCGCTGCGCTGCGAGGGCCGCGTGACCAAGCTCGTGACCGACGAGCTCGGCGGCTCCATGCGCGTGACACTCGGCAACATAACCGAGACCATGACGGACATGTGGCTGGCACAGCAGAAGCAGGTGTCCAGCCTGTCCAAGCGCTCGTCCAGCTGGGACGTGGCGGCATCCACGCCGCCGTCGTACCTCCAGCAGGTCATGGACAGCATGAATGCGCAGTTCAACCTCGCGGGCAACAGCTACGTCCACACGAGCTTCGAGCGCGGCCTCATCTTCGGCTCCGTGCCCCTCGACGCGGACGGTCGCTCGACGACCGGCGACGGCATGGCCATACAGCTGTGCTCCCAGGGCTTCCGCATCGCCGACGGCTGCAAGGCGGACGGCTCGTGGGACTGGCGCACATTCGGCACCGGAAAGGGCTTCTTCGCAGAGTTCATCTGCTTCGGCACGATGCTCGGCGACCTGATCAAGGCCGGCACCATCCAGGACAAGGCGGGCAAGAACTACTGGAACCTCGATGCCAGCGAGGTCCACCTCGGCCCCGGTGCCAAGCTCAACGGCAAGGACATCGCCGTCGCCGATGCCGTCATCGCGTCTGTCGATGTCGAGTACGCCCAGAGTCCATCGCGCGTCACCGAGCCGCAGGGCGGATGGCAGACCACCGCTCCGCAATGGGTGTCGGGAAAGTACATCTGGACGCGTACCAAGACCACCATGCAGTCCGGCGACATCGAGTACAGCGAGCCCGTGTGCATCAGCGGCAGGGACGGCACCGACGGCGCCAAGGGGGACAAGGGCTCGACCGGTACCGGCGTGAGCGGCATCGTGGAGCAGTACTACCTGTCCTCGAGCTCCACCGCGCAGTCCGGCGGCAGCTGGTCGGAGGCGCAGCCCGCGTGGAGTAAGGGCAAGTACATCTGGACGCGCAGCAAGATCAAGTGGACGGACGGCTCGACCGCCTACACCGCGCCGTGCCTCGCCAAGGCCATCAACGGCTCAAACCAGATGGCCGGCAGCGCGATCGTCTCGCGCGTGAAGCTCTACGCTAGAAATCAATCGGACAGCGTGCCGCCGATTAATGCGCAGAACCCAGAGCTTGGATGGTCTGAGGACATACCGGAGTGGGCGAACGGGTACTTCGTTTGGTCGATGGAGCGCGTCACATACGGCGACGGCAGCGTCACCCACACGGTGCCGGTACTGGAGGCGGCGTACAACAAGGCCTACCAGAGCGCGCACGACCTCACGGGCTCACTCAATGGCCTCGACACGACGGTGCAGGATCTCGCCAAAGACGGTGTGGTGACCGAGGCGGAGAAGGCGGCGGTCAAGAAGGCCAAGCAGGACGTGGACAAGGAGCGCGAGGAGATGACCTCGCAGTTCAACGCGCTGAAGTCGAACAAGGCGCTGAGCGCGCAGTTCGTCGCGGCAGTGCTCGGCCCCCGCTACACCAAGGCCTTCGGCACGACCGACGAGGGTGGCACGTACGGCGCCTACGCCGACAAGGTAGACAAGGTGCTCCGGTGCAAGACCGCCGAGGAGCTCAAGGCCGCCATGGACGAGTACGACGCGGCCTACGGTGCCTACTCGACCGCCGTGAGGGACTACGCCGAGGCCGCGACCGGGGCGCGCCACGCGATCGAACAGCAGAACGCGTCGGACTACGCCGACGGCATCCTGGGCGCCTACGACGAGCAGATGGACCAGAAGGCCATCTTCGACCGCCTGACCAACAACGGTGCCGACCAGGGGCTCTACATGAGCAACAACAGGGTCTACGTCAACGCGACATACATCGCAACCGGGACTATCGCGGACGCAAAGGGGCGCAATTCGTGGAACCTCAAGGAGGGCGTACTGACGACCAACTACATGACGGCGAAGAACATCACGGCGACCGGCAGCTTCACCGGGGGAAACCGCAGCAGCGGGTACGCCATGGAGCTCGACTCGAGCGGGAAGCTGGCGGGATTCAAGGACGGCACGCAGTACGGATACATCGAATGCTCCTCAACGTCACATAGCATCGAAAATCCGTCGATTATCTACCACGGACTGCAGCTGCAGGGACAGGGCATCGTGCGAGTCTCGACCCCGAGGCTCAGCGTGAGCGGCAGCGCCGACACGAGCGTCACGACGTGGGAAGGCCTGTCGACCAAGGTCGGAGCGGCATACCACCCGCTTTACACGCAGGACGGTAAGACAGTTTTCAATGACCAGTCCCAGATGTCGTCGGTACTCGAGTTCCGGAACGGCCTGCTGATCGGTGTGTCGGCCATGCCGTCCGGGTGGAGCAGATAAGAGATGAAAGGACAGGAGAGAATGGAAGCAAGCAAGAAGATCGTCGTCGGCTACGCCGTCCACGACATCATCGGAAACAACGAGCAGTGCCTGACGGAGTACGACCCGGACGTGCTCCAAGGCGCCGAGGACGCCGGCCTCGTTTTCGTCGCCCAGTACGACGACGGCACGCGCGAGGTCGTCAAGGCCGCGGACGTCCGCAAGCCAGACCCCACGGTCAACGGCATCCCGCTGGCGACCGCCGGGTACGTCGATGAGCGCACCGCCGCCACGATCGCCGTGTTCGACGCGCTGTCGGCCATCGTCGACCCGCAGCCGGCCACGGCGGACGAGACGGGGGAGGAGGCCGAGTCCGTCGACCCGGTCGAGGCCTTCAGGGCCGCGCTCGCCGCCCTCAAGGCGCTGGAGGCCACGGAATGATCAACCATCAGATAGCGCTCGACATGCGCAAGCGCCCGGGCACCGTCCCGCAGCGCGTCACCGTGCGCAGGGGCGAGGCGCAGACCCAGAGGGTGACTGCGGCGCTCTCCACGGACGGCGCCGCCTACACGCCGGCCTACCAGTCCGCGCGCCTGTGCGTGCTCCACGCCGACGGCACGTGGGCTCGCTGCGCCGCCACCGTCGGAACTGCCTCGGTTAGCGCCACGCTGGTGCCGGAAGCCGTCAACGGGGTGGGGAAGTGCCGCCTGGCCTACTTCGAGTTCTACAGCGGCGGCGGGGCCTCCGAGACGACCGAGGACTTCGCGCTCGTCATCCTCGGCAGCGTCGACGGCAGCGGCGGCCAGTCCGAGGACTACGACAACGAGCTCGACGCACTCAAGCGCGAGTGGGCCTCGCTCAACGCGGCCGTTACCTCGGCGACGAAGAGGGCCGAGTCGGCGGCATCGTCCGCCGAGGGCAACGCCGACGCGGCGAACAGGGCCGCGAGCGCAGCCACCGCCGCAGCCAAGCAGGCGAACGCCGCCGCGGCCGCGACCAAGCCCTACTACATGCAGGCCGCAGAGCCAGCCCGCGACAAGCGCGTGGACGGGATGCTGTGGATGCAGACGAACGAGAGTACCAAGAGGATCGCATCGTTCAATCGTTGGGACGCGAACCTGCCCGGCACGGCGCTATGGCCCGGCGCCACGACATTCCCGTCCTCAAGCACGTTCCCCGACGAAAAAGGCGCTTGGACGCCGTTCACCATCTAGAGAAAGGAATCATCATGGCAAACCTCGTGACCTTCGTGAAGAAGCTCTGGAAGGACGCGACCTCGGGCGGCACTCCCATCACCGCCGCCGAACTGAACCGCATGGAGGGCGGTATCAACAACT